GCCAAGAATTAAAGCTACTTTCCAATGTGATCCATGACTTTGGCGAGCCAGTCTATCCTTATGAGATCGATGGGCAGGACTTAAAGGCCGAGGACTTTGACGACCGTGTTGATGTCGTGCCGGTCTCTGATCCCAACGCTGGAACCATGGCGCAGCGGATTATGCAGTATCAGGCCGCGCTACAACTCAGCGCCTCCGCGCCGCAACTGTACAACATGCAGGAACTGCACCGGCAAATGTTGCAGGTACTGGGGATTCAGGACGTGGACGACATTGTGCCGAATGCCGCCGACATTAAACCGGCTGACCCGGTCTCTGAAAACATGAACATGATCAATGAAAGTCCGGTTCAAGCCTTCGAGTATCAGGATCACGAAGCCCATATCAAAGTTCACATGAGCGCCATGCAAGACCCCGAGGTCACGGAAATGGCGTCCCAGAGTCCGGCGGCAGAAGTCATTATGTCTTCTTTGGACTCCCATGTACGCGAACACTTGGCGTTCCAGTACCGCCGTCAGATCGAACAGGAGCTGGGAACGGAACTGCCGCCGATGGGCGAGGAACTGCCGGAAGATATCGAGAAGCGACTATCGACCATGGTGGCCGAAGCGGCGGAACAACTACTCGGCAAGAAGCAAATGCAGCAGGAGGCCGAAGAAGCCGCTGCGTTGGCCGAAGACCCGCTCATTCAACAGAAAGAACGCGAGCTGGATATCAAGGAATCCGACGTGCAGCGTAAAGCCCAGGCCGACCAGCTCAAGACCCAGACGCAGCAACAACTGGCGCAGCAGCGCACGGCGATTGAAGTTGAGCGCATTAAGAGTCAGGAGCGCATCGCGGGAGCTGGACATGAAGCTCAAGAGAGGTTGTCGCAGGCTGAGATTGAAGCTCAAGAGAAGCTATCGCAGGCTGAATTGGCACAGAAAGTGGCAAGCGATCTGATGGATGCGGAGATGGAAGACAAGAAGATTTCCGGCGATCAATACGCCAGGGGTATTGAGATTGGCGTCGATATTGCCAAGAACTTAATAGAGGAAGACGATGATCAATCCGGCAGAGGAGACTCTGGGACTTAAAGGTTTACTGGACAAAATACGTGCAATCGCGGATGATTCCGCCGCGCACGTCGCCAGTGGTGCCCCGAAAGATTACGCCGAATACCAAAAGTCATGCGGTGTGATTGAGGGACTGAAGCTGGCCGAACGCGAAATTCTGGACATGTCCAGGAAGTTAGAAGAGATGTAGGGAAGCGGTTCCTAAGCACCGCGCATACCGAGGAAGCTATGGCTGAACTCGCTGAAACGCTGGAGTCTCCCGCAGAGCATACGGGGACGGCGGCGACACAATTGCCCGAACCGGCAGGATTTCGATTGTTGGTTGCCCTTCCCGAGGTTGATGAAAAGACCGAGGGCGGCATCCTGAAAGCAGTGGAAACCATGCAGGTTGAACAAATCACAACGATTTGTGGGTTTGTACTAAAAATTGGCCCTGATGCTTACAAAGACTCATCTCGATTTCCCAGCGGTCCTTATTGCGAAGAGGGCGACTGGGTCATCTTTCGGTCCTACAGCGGCACTCGCGTGAAGATTCACGAGAAAGAGTTTCGCTTGATCAATGACGATACCGTGGAAGCGGTGGTTCAAGACCCGAGAGGAGTGATGAAAGCATGAGTGACCAACCGACAACCGAAGAACTCGATTTTCCAGAGCCAGATGTGGTGGAAGATCAGGCAACGAGTGCTGAAGACAAGTTCTTTGGCATTAAAAATCAATTCGGTGTTGAAGAAGAATCTGCTCAGGTAGAAGTCGAGGTCGTCGATGACCGGCCACCCGAAGATCGTCGGGTGTCGGAGCAGGACGAAGACCTTGACAGCTATACCAAGCGGGTTCGCAAGAAGATCAATAAGATGCGGGCGGAGTTCAATGAAGAACGCCGTCGTGCCGAGGATGCCCAGCGGCTTCAAGACGAAGCGGTGATGCACGCTCGGCGCTTGCAGTCAGACAATGATCGACTCTTGCAAATGGTGTCTGAAGGTCAGAAAGTTCTGGAGCAGCAGGCGACTGAGCGAGCGCAATATGCATTGCAGAGTGCCCAGCAGTCATACAAGAAAGCGTATGACGATGGTGACTCAGAGCAGATTGCAAAAGCACAGGAAGAGATGACGAACGCACAACTGGCGCAAGCGTATGCGCCGAATCTTGCGAATCAGGTCATGCAGCAGGCGGATCAGAATTATCAGGCCCAACTTTCCCAGCAGCCACAACAGCAGAATGTGCCCACGCCAAATCCGAAAGCGTTGAGTTGGCAGAAGCAGAATGCGTGGTTTGGCTCTGACGAGGAAATGACGAGTACCGCCTACGGTATTCATGAAAAGTTGGTGAAAAAAGAAAACGTTGATCCTACGTCCGACGATTATTATCAGCGGATAGATAGTCGGATGCGTGAGCTTTATCCGAGTTATTTCACTAGCGATGATTTAGATGAATTTGAGGTTGAAGAAGAAGCGCCCCGACAGGAAGCGCCGCAACGACAAGCCTCATCGGTGGTGGCCCCCGCGACTCGCAATAACGGGGCGCGGCCACATAAAGTAAAATTGACGGAATCAGCACACCGTCTATCTAAGCGGCTCGGGATCACTCCTGAGCAATACGCCCGTCAAGTATTGAAGGAATCCAATAATGGCTGATGGCGAAGAGCGCACCCCTAGGGAACTAGAAACACGCGACAACACGACGCGGAAAGAATCGTGGCAACCTCCGGCAATTTTGCCTGATCCGACTCCACAAGAAGGCTGGGTATTCAGATGGGTACGAACCAGCATGATGGGGCAGGACGATAATCGACATGTATCTATGCGTTTCCGTGAAGGATGGCAACCCGTGAAAGCGGTGGATCATCCAGAACTCATGGTGATACCGGATCATGGAACTCGATTCGAGGGCAATGTTGAAGTGGGTGGATTGTTGCTATGCAAAGCCCCTGTTGAGCAGGTGGAAGCGGCGCGGGAATACAACCAGCGCAACTCCACGCAGCAAATGCAGGCGGTGGATAATAGCTACATGAAGGATAACGACCCGCGTATGCCGAAGCTCCCCTCGGAGCGGAATACAAAGGTTACCTTTGGTCGCGGTAACAGTTAACAAACAAGCTGTTGCCTATGTTTAGGAGTTCGTAAGATATGGCTACAACAGCCGCCCCTTACGGTGCCAGACCTATCAATACGACGAGTGCGAGCGGTTCCTATACGGGAAAAGTTCAGCACATCAAGATTGCTAGTGCTTATGACACCGCGATCTTCTATGGGGATTTTGTCAAGCTCGTGACTGCCGGTACGGTCGAAAAAGACGCCGGGACCGCAGCGCTGACACCCATAGGGGTTTTCATGGGATGCAAATACACCGATTCCACATCGAAACAGATGACGTTCAATCAACAATGGCCCGCCGATATGGCAGCATCAGATGCAGTGGCCTATGTTGTGACAGACCCAGAAGTCCTGTTTAAGATGCAGAGCGACGAAACTGTTGCTCAAGCGGCTCTCGGTGCGAATGCCTCCGTCGTTCAGACGGCGGGTTCTACGTCTATCGGCAACAGCAAGAATGCTTTTGACGGTTCGACGGTTGCAACCACTAATACGTTCCCGGTTAAGGTTGTCGATTTTGTCGATGGACCGACGAGTACCGTGGGCGATACCTATACTGATGTCATTGTGAAATTCAATGTAGGACATCAGTTAACCAATACCACAGGTATTTAAGCAAAGGAGGATTAGCAAATGGCTATTTCAAGAGCGCAAATGCTCAAAGAACTCCTTCCGGGCTTGAATGCCTTGTTCGGATTGGAGTACGAAAAGTACGAGGATGAGCACAATCTGCTTTATGAGACCGAGTCTTCGGAACGGTCTTTTGAGGAAGAGGTGAAGCTGTCAGGCTTCGAGGCTGCTCCAGTGAAAGACGAGGGTGCGGCGATCAGTTATGACGCGGCGCAGGAAGCTTTCACGGCTCGATACAATCATCAGACGATTGCTATGGGATTTGCGATTACCGAGGAGGCCATGGAGGACAACCTCTATGACTCACTCTCGGCTCGCTATACCAAGGCGCTTGCCCGAGCCATGGCCTACACGAAGCAGGTCAAGGCGGCAAATCCGCTCAACAATGGTTTCACCAACAGTTTCCAGTCGGGTGACGGGGTTAACCTGTTCACGGCGTCTGGCGACGGTGTTACCGGCGGTGACGGACATCCCTTGGTCTCTGGTGGCAAGAACGACAACC